ATGGAAGAAGCCGAAACAGTTATTTCCGGCGGAGAAAGGAAGAGATAATGCCTTATATGAGAATGTCCCACGTCATTGATCCTGCAAAAACATTGCATGACGAGTTGGGAAACTTAGACGATATTGAAGTTTTTAATAATCAACTTTTGATTGCTATTTATATACGTCCAGAAAAAACAGCCAGTGGCATTATGTTGCCAGGCCAGAGCCGTGACGAAGATAAGCATCAAGGCAAAGTTGGTTTAATAATCAAAAAAGGCCCAGAGGCTTTTGAAGACCCCGATAAGCATTGGTTTAAGGGGCTTAAAGTTGAAGTGGGCGACTGGGTATTTTTCCGTGTCACCGATGGTTGGTCAATTGATGTTCACGGCGTGCCGTGCCGCATGATTGATGACATTGACATCCGTGGACGGGCAAAATTTCCTGACGCAGTTTGGTGAAAGGACAGCAAATGACCGATTCCACGGCAGTTCAAGAAGAACTTGAACTTGAGCCAAAAATTGAAGTGGCTCCAGCAGAAGAAGATGCACCCGTAAAAATAGAAAAAACGGTAGCAAATGATGAAATTACGCCCGAAGAGGGCATAAATCAGTTAAAAAAGCAGTTAGAAAGTGAACGCAAGGCTCGTGCGGAGGCTGATCAGAGGGCTTATGAGGCTCAAAAACAGGCTCAAGAAGCACAGAAAAACGTACAAGATGGCGATTACAATCTAATTGTTAGCGCAATAGATAAGTCCAAGCGGGATTCTGACATCCTTAAAAATGGTTACGCCGAAGCAATGGCTGCGGGTGACTATCGTAAGGCTGCTGATTTCCAAGAAGCCATTGCATTGAATGCCAACAAGTTAACTACGCTTGAAAATGGCAAAATCGCAATGGAGAACAAGTTAAAACAGCCTGTTCAACCTGTTGCGCCGCCACAAAGTGACCCAGTTGAGACCTTGGCAGCCCGTTTCACGCCCCGATCGGCCAATTGGATCAGGAATAACCCTGATTTTGCCCGTGATCCGTCAAAATATGAGGCAATGGTTCGCGCTCATAACCACGCAATGGGCGAAGGACACGTTCCAGACAGTGATGCTTACTTCCAACACGTAGAAATGCGTTTAGGAATAAATGCATTAAATCAGGAAACAGATGAAGACGTTGTTTCTTTGGCTGCGGCACCCGTGCAAAAGCGCACATCGGCCCCGTCTCCTGCTCCATCTACCCGCATGGCTTCCGCAACATCAGGAAAGCCAAACGTGGTCAGATTATCATCAGAACAAAGAGAAATGGCATCCATGATGGGCATGACCCCAGAGGAATATGCCAAAAACATGGTTTCACTAAAGCGTGAAGGGAAAATACAATGAGTGAAGAAAGCAAGTATCCAGTGGAAAAATCTGGTCGTAAGCCAATGCGTGAAAAAATGCGTCCAGAAGACGCTCGCGCTCGTGCAGAAGCCCGTGCAGCGGAAATCCGTGAAAATCGTGGCACCTTGGATGATGGTATTGACGAGTTTTTTGTTGATCCAAAGAGCATTCCAGATGGTTGGTCATATGAATGGAAACGTCATACCTTGTTAGGCAAAGAAGACCCTGCTTACCAAGTCCAGTTGGCCCGTTCTGGTTGGGAACCAGTGCCAGCAGACCGTCATCCAGAAATGATGCCTATCGGAAATTACTCAACAATTGAGCGTAAAGGCATGGTTTTGATGGAGCGTCCTTTGTCATTGACAAAAGAAGCAAAGGATATAGAATTGCGTCGTGCTAGGAACCAAGTGCGTGCTAAAGAGCAGCAATTGGCCCAGACACCGGATGGAACGATGACTCGTCAGCATGACAATGTTCGTCCATCGGTTAGAAAGTCGTTTGAGCCAGTTCCGATCCCGGAAGATTGATCAACGACTTGCACCTGCCCCTGGGGAGGCAGGTTAAAATTTGTCTAGGTTTGCGGTGCTGGGCGCATAGCAACCTCCATTTCATCAGGAATCTCTGCTATGGCTAATACGCAAGCGTATTTTGGCTTCTTGCAGTATCAGGGTGGTGCAGGCGGCGCTCCTACGTTCGCTCAGTCCACCCGTCGTATTGCAAGCGGCAATAACACTGCTATTTACACAGGCGATCCAGTAACCCCAGTCGCGGGTACGGGCGCTGCAACAGGCTACATCACGGCTGCCGCCAACGGAACCGAGCCAATCGCTGGTATTTTTGTTGGCTGCCAGTACCTCTCGACCTCCCAGAAGCGCACCGTTTGGTCGTCCTACTGGCCTGGTTCGGATGCTACGGGCGACGTTATTGCCTACGTCATTGATGATCCAAATTCTCGCTTCGTTGTTCAGACCAGTTTCGCTGGTGCTCCAATGACGGGTACGGTCACGTCTATGACTTCGGGCATCCAAGGTCAGTATGCTCAGTTTACTCTCGGCACGGGCAATACTTCTACTGGACGTTCTGGTGCTTATTTGTCGGCAGTTAGCACGACAATTACCTCACCATTCATTGTTGTTGATTACGCAGTTGGCTTCGGCAACGGCGGCGACCCAACAACTCAGTATTGCAACGTAATCGTTGGCTTCAATAACGAAGTCTGGCGCACGAATGGTGCTGGTCCTGCCAGTATCAATGCTTAAGGAGTAAAGTGTCATGGCTGTTAATCTAAGTCAGATTAAAGACCTTTTGCTCCCCGGCTTACGCGGCGTAGAAGGCAAGTACGAGATGATCCCATCTCAGTACGACAAACTGTTCACCAAGCACGATTCGAAGATGGCCCTCGAACGTACCGCAGAAATGCGCTACCTCGGCCTCGCGCAGTTGAAGACCGAAGGTGGTCAGACTGCATTTGATTCGGGCGCAGGTGAGCGTTTCGTCTATAACCAAGAGCATACGGAAATCGCACTCGGTTACGCGATCACCCGTAAGGCTATCGACGACAACCTCTACAAGACCCAGTTCATGCCTTCGAACCTCGGCCTGATTGAATCTTTCCAGCAGACCAAGGAAATCTACGGCGCGAACGTGTTTAACACGGCTCAGACCTACAATGCTGCTGTTGGCGGCGACGGTGTTTCTCTCGTAAACACATCGCATCCAATTGATGGCGGCACGGTCTCGAATACCTTCTCCACCCAGCAGGATTTGAACGAAGCCTCATTGCTTAACGGCATGATCAGCATCCGTACAAACTTCCGCGATCAGGCTGGTCTGAAGGTGTTTGCTCGTGGTCGTAAGTTGGTTGTTCCTCCACAGTTGGAACCAGTTGCTATTCGTCTGACGAAGACGGAACTGCGTCCAGGTACTGCGGACAACGACGTCAACGCGATCCTCAGCACTGCTGGTGGTATCCCAGAAGGTTACATCGTCAACGACTTCTTGACCTCTGCATACGCTTGGTTCTTGCTCACGAACATTGACGGCTTGGCCTACATGGAACGTGTAAAGTTCGAAACCGATATGCAAGTCGATTTTGTCACTGACAACCTTCTTGTTAAGGGCTATGAGCGTTACTCTTTTGGATATTACAATTGGAGGAGCATCTTTGGATCGTTCCCAACTTCGTAAGAATTGAACAAATGTCATTTGATAAGCGCGAAAAAAACCGTCTTAAAGCGGCAGAATACCGGAAAAATAACCCTGACAAAGTTAGGGAAATTAACCGTCGTTCTAAAGCAAAATTACGGGAAAATCCTAAAAAGATTGAAAAAATTCGTGAATATCAAATGTCTTATCGCAACAAAAACCGTAATATCTTAAGTGATAAAGAGCGTGAAAGGCGTTTTGGTATTACCCGTCAAGAGTATGCTGAAATGTTTCTTAAGCAAAACGGTACTTGCGCGATATGTTCACAACCTGAAACAGCAACTCGTTTAGGTAAGGTCAAAGCATTGTCTGTAGATCATAACCATAAAACTGGTGTTGTAAGAGGGTTGCTTTGTTCAGATTGCAACACGGGTATTGGAAAATTAAAAGAAGATAGAAATATTTTTCTTTCAGCAATCCAATATTTAAATAAACATTCTGACAAAGAAGAAGTTGTGGTATTATTCAATGGCTCTCAGAAAGGGTAACCCATGTCTATTACTGCTTTTTCCGGTCCAGTTATTGTATTCGGTCAGAACCCAGTTTCTGCCGAATATAACCCCGATCTAGGCTCCTCGCTATTTTATGCGGGGGGCGGCATCCTTGATCCACGTCAGTCATTCACCTATTTGCCTGGTGAAGCAC